CTGGTTAACTGTGCAATTTAAAGCCTTTGTAGCCCCTGTAGAACTAAAAGAAAGCCATCGGGAAATCAAGAACGGATAATAAGCATCTAATTGTAGTTTATCATTCTTATTAACTAATATCGCTTTTAAATATTCAAATATCATATTCTAATTTTTTTAATTCATTTAATACAGTTTCAATCACTTTAACATTAACTGAATTTCCAAATTGCTTATATGCATTCTTATCTACTGTATCATCAAAATCTTGTAATCTAATAACATTTAATGAATCTTACAGCAATTTATATCCCCAATCCTTCTTTTAGAATATTTTCAATTACTTGATTCACAGAAATATCTTCCTCGCAACTAATTGTTATAAGATGTTCCAATATTTCTCTATCGAAATCATTTAAATCTATTTCCATTGTATCATATTTAGTCAATGAAACTGAACCATCTTCTAATACTTTAAATGATAATTTTTCATTAGGTTTCCATCCCAATTCTGATACTTCATCCTCATTAAATTGCAATATCATATCAGTGCTTTGTTGTAGTTTTTTTGTAATGCTCATAACGTTGTATATATTATCATATATTAATAATATATCAAATTTAAACTATATAATTTTAATATGGTGAAATGCCCATATAATAATTTCAACCAACTTCCATATCCCAAGAGGAACTGAAATTAATAAAATTATCATCATCCAACTCAAAAAATTTTCATCAAACATATTTTTAATTATTCTAAGGTTAAAAGTTCAGTTATTTCATTTTTAATATCATCACTTATAAGCAACTTTAGCGCAATAATATCAAAAATATTCTTTATTGCTTGAATTCTATTTCTATAATCCTCATTTTCATCTAATAGTAACTTATAATCCTCTGCGTTACTATCACCATACAAACATTTAACGGTTTCACAATTAGATGGATTACAACATCCTGATTCACCACATGATCCACAAGTTTCACAATATGTAGGATCTAAAAACTCATATAATATTCTTTCAATTTCTTCTTTTATATCTTCTTTTATATAATCATCAATTCGACAAGCATTTAAAATCCCACTTGTGAGTTTTTCCATATTTTCTTGTGATAATTTTTGATGCTCAATATAATTTTTTAAATTTTGTATTTCTAAATCTTTTTTATCCATAAAAAAATATTACCATAATTTAAAAATAATTCAATATTTTTATTTGATAATGTATTTGATATCGATAAATATAGTTAATAATATGAATATATTTTCAACATGGGCATCAAAAACATTGGCATCCTTTTTAGGGGTAAGTAAAGAATTTATGATAGCAATCTTGCCTGTCATTAAAACATCAGTAGCAAATGGATTGACAACAGCACTTCCAATTGCTGAAGGAGTTGTATTATCCTTAGCAACCGATAAATCAACTACAGGCGCACAGAAACGAGATTTAGCAGTAAAACAAATCACAACAGCACTTCAAGCACAAGGAATTCAATGTGCTACTAGTGTGGTTAATGTCTCTGTCGAATTAGCTGTGCAAAAATTAATAGCAACTCCATCAGTATCTGCGTAATCTGATAAAAATATAACGTCAAAACTCCACATATTGATTTATGTGGAGTTTTTATTTATACTTCTTTATTCTTCCAATATTTTCTCCATGTTACAAAACGAGGACAATATTTTTCTAAGTTTTTTTCTAATGCTGATGAATTATTTAAAAGGCTATCAGCAATTTTAATGATTAATGGATTAAAACAGAATTGCTGATTTGTATCATGTTTCAATAGTTTTAATACAATATATTCTTCCTTACCTTTACCTGCAAGTTGTGATAGAATCGCTAATGTAATTCCAGCACTTCTTGACTTTCCTTGCTCACAATGAACTGCTATAAACGCATCAGGAACATTTTTATATATATCCTTGCTAAAATCCAATGCAGATATCACATAAGTTTCAGTAGGCCCGTACCAAGTATTTTGTTTACCATCAATATTAATTGTTTATATAATAAGATACACTACCAGCAATTATAGATGTATTTGTAAAATTTGAATTTGTTAATGCGACGCTGCCAGTAGATGAAAATTGCATAATTTGAATATATGTACCTGTTCCTACATTTAAATATGGTGCATTACTAATTCCAGTTACATTATTTAATGTAGTAATATTACCACAAGTTGGATTGTTTATAATATATGGTAAATTTAATATTTGCGCATTTCCTGTAGCACTTCCAATATTTGATACTGTAATTGTAAAATATACTGTTACTAATCTATTTATAAGACTATAGTGTCCATAAGTAAATGATTGAACAATACCTGTTGTAGATCCACCAAATGCTAATTGAGGATTCCACGAATTAATAAAAGCATTATATGGATATACATCGATATTAGTTATACCTGTAGATGTATTTACTAAATCATTACCATCTTTAATGCTACCACCCTTGATGCAAGCTTGATCAAATGTTCCTTGTAGCTCAAGACCTCCACCATATATACAATCTGATATATTAATATTTGATGTATTATTAGGCCCAGTTATATTTACACGTCCTTCAAATTCACAATTAGATATATTTAAATTGTAGATCGTATTAGTTGGAGCTAAATTAAATGTCCCTCCAATAAAATTATTTGATAAAAACCATTTATCAATAGAAGTAGCGACATTTAAATTCATAAACCCATTAGTATAAGGCATATTATATGTACAATTCGACATTTGTAATCGTCTAATATAATCCCATGTATTATCAGAATTTAATCCACATCCTACTGTTTCAATATAGCATGAATCAAATACAAATAATGATGCATCTGCTATTGATCCTGCTAATTTATTTTCCCATGATACCCATTTTCCAGCTATTACTCCTCCACCTTGATTAAAGTGACAATTAATAAAGTATACAGTATTAGGACCTGATGCACTATTAAATGTAGAACCTCCTTGTATTCTAACAAATGAGTTACATGCTTTATCAATACCGCCATTTGTACCAAATCTACATTGATTGAATCTTACTTCAGGCATTGTATCTATAACTACATGTGAATCTGTAATTGCACCAGTATTTATATCCGTAATATTAGAATAAATTCCTGAATATATTCCATCAGATTTGAAATATAATCCAATTGCTTGACTTAGAATATTAATATTTCGAATTTTGCTACCTTGTGTAAGATTGTTTAAAACACCAATACTATTTGCAGGTATTATACCTACATTAGGTCTCATAATAGTAAATCCATCAATAACACATGAATTATTATAATTTGGATTTGATCCTCCACTCATTGTAATACAAGTTAAAACACTATTATCAAAAATTAATGCTGTATTTCCAACAGAATTACTATATCCATTATTTCCTCCTAATCCACCTTTTGAAAATAATTCAACATTAGGAGGGATAGTAATTCCTGAAGCACAACGATATCTAGCTGGTGGTAAAAATACAGCATATGATCCATTATTAAGTGCAGCTTGAATAGCAGCAGAATCATCAGTAACACCATCACCTTTAGCACCAAAGTCCTTCACATTCACTACATCAGCAAAGCGATCTTGTAGTGTTCTTGATGTTGTTGATCCAGTTGCTATAACAGAAGTTGTTCCATTACCATTAAGCACTGCGGTTTGTAACGACTTAAAATTATTATTAATTTTACTTAAGGAATTACCTACACATTCTGATGGATCTATTACTTGAACTAGTGACATATTATTATTTATGGTTAGTATCAAATAATAATATACAAATTCCACAAAAAATTAATTTTATCACGAGTTTAACGATTGTCTAGTCTTTAGATTTATTTCTAATGATAAAACTTTGCGAACTACTATTACTTACAAATCCATTTCTAATTTTCATATATGTATAGTAATATTGCAAGAATTAAATTTTATAAACAGGACATTCACAACAACCTAAACAATTACCTTTAGAAGTATCCAACAAACGATTCCTCCATTTTACAGCTTCTTCAGAATGCCACAAATCTTCGAATTTATTATTCACAGCATCCAATTTAAAACTGCTATTAGTAGTGAATGAACATGCTGATGCAATACCATGAACATTGATATATGCGCTTTGCAAAAATGACTCACAAGAATCTACACAAGTTTTAAATTTCTCAATATCTTTATGATCTTGTACCGACTTTAGAAATTTAAATGCACTACAACTATCAAATCCAATACTGATATTATTTTCTAATGCATAGTTAACAAGTTTCTTATATCTATCTTCTTCCAAAGTATCAAATTTAACACCCCTACCTGCTTGCTTCAAAGACAGCATAACAATTGCATTCAATTTTTCTAACCTTGGATCAGTTTTAGCATCTTGCAAGGTTTCCATTACTTGATCATATGTAAAATCTGATACCATAATGTGCATATTACATTGAGTTATTCCACGATCAGTCAATTTCTTAATACTATCATAACAAACATTTTTATTTTCATAACGAGAAACTGCTACTGCTCCACATAATGATGCAAGTTTATCCGCAGTTTCATCTGTAATATCAGCAACAGTAATATTAGGAATTATTTCTTTATCCCTACAATATTGCATCATTTGAAACAATTCAGTATTAGAAGTTGCATTAGCATCAGCACCAAAAGCAATTTGAGTTAGAATTTTAGATTGATTATCTAAAATTTTCTTGAATGTTTCCAATGACATATTAATACCACTTTTTGTATTAGATTTATAACAAAAACTGCAAGGAGAAGTAATTCCTTTTAGATTTGGAACTCCGTTACAGATTGTAGAAACTTCAATATCTAGGATTTCGTTTGCAAATGGATTAAATTCAGGATCTTCATCTTTAGTTTTTCCCCAACGAGCAAAGAATCCATTTTTCTTGTTAAAAATATAATTATAATTTTCAGATTTTAGAATCTTAACTTCTGAATTTTCTGAAATAGTATATCGTGGTTTTGTTTTCATGGGAGTATTAAACCATAGAATACAGATAATGTCAACGAATAATTGATTTTTTTAATTTATAAATATGTGAAAATAATTTGAAATTCGACGAGCATATGTAGAAGTAGATGTAGTAACTAATGTTAAATAGTTTTATATTATGGTAACTTTCAAAAAATATCTTAAAGAAATGGCATATCCTACGAATTTTTCATTTGAAGAATTTAAAAATATAAAAAGTTATGCAGATAAATTGAAATACGCCAACGAAAGATTACAAAAAATTGCGAGTGGTTCCGCAAGAGTTGTATATAAGGTTGATGATCAAAAAGTTTTAAAAATAGCCAAAAATAAGAAAGGATTAGCGCAAAATTCAGTGGAATCCGAACATTATCTACAAAATTATGATATCATTGCTAGAGTTTTTGAAACCTGTAATGATGATTTTTATGTTGAAATGGAATTAGCAACTAAAGTGAAACCAACTAGATTTAAAGCAATTACAGGAGTTAATATTCGGGATTTGGATAATTATTTAAGATATATGGAACGAGCAAATAAAGGTAAAAAGCAGTATTTTCATATAGATCCTGTAATGAAAAGTGAATTAGATAATAATGAATTTGTACAAGATATAATGAGTTTAATGAGTGATTATGATATGGTTGCAGGTGATTATGGTAAGTTATCTTCTTATGGTGAAGTAATTAGAAATGGCAAACCTAAAATTGTTCTTATTGATTTTGGACTAACATACGCAGTTTATAATGATTTTTATAAAGTTGGTTAATTACCATTCAAAATCTTCTAATTTTCTTGCAGTTCCTTGATCATTGTATGGGAAGAAAAATGCTACTGCTCCGCTTAATTGTGGGGATTTTGTACCAGTAAAGGCAGTATTTAAATAGTTATATCCTACTTCATGTTCGATATTGATTATTTTATCATGTATCATAAATAAAGTCAATATATAAAAGAAGATTCTATTCAAGAATAATATTAAACCTTCAATGTTTTACCAAGAGCACAAATTGATACGGTATTATTTTGAACTAAGCATTGTTCTACTGCAATGTTATCAATATCAGAATAATTCACAATAGAAAACCCATTACTCCAGTCGGCGGCTGAAGTATATACGCAATTGTCTATATCCGCCGCGCAAGCATTTTCATATACCCGCAAAAATTTTTCTTTTTTACTTCCTATAGATGGCAATCTTCTAATAGAACTTCCCATTCTATGACAATGGTTAATAATCATTGATGTATTATATTTTTCCATCATTCCAATTCCTGACATTCCACCTTTTTTTCTTACCACATCTCCGTGAATTATTATAAATTCAGGAACTAATTCAACATAATCTACTAACGTCATTCTGCTCCAATCAGCCCTTGGAAAGAATATATTTTCATATGATAACGCTTCAATAACTTCAGGAATACAAGACATTTCACCAATACGATCTGATAAATATCTCCAGAGCCGTCCCTGAACGCTTTGGCCTGAGTGATTACTATTATTTTCAGTGATTTCTGCATTATAAGGTGCAGTAATATCATGAAGAATTTTTAGGAACTTATGATAAGATTCACGCTCTTGAAGTAAATTATACGTATGTCTAACATCTTTTGGGTATTTAGATATAGCAAAAAGATCGCAGGAATCTCCATTAATAATAATTTTTTCAGGTTTTAGTGCTTCTACGGTTTTTAAGAATAGATCAAGTGTGGGTTGATGTTCGCAACCAAAATGTGTATCACCAATTACCAGTGCAATTTTATTTGATTTTTGATAAACAGTAGGTCGTTTTGGGGCATCGTAGTGAATTGGTGCTAAAGAAGTAAGAAATTCTAATAATTCTTCTTGTTTCGAGTTAATTTTATTAGGGGTTGGGGTATAGATTTGAGTGGGAGGATTGAAGTTGCATTTCTTTTTAATATTTTCGAAGTGTGAGTTATCGGAATTTTTATTACAATTCAGTTGTTTATTAATTTCGTCATAGGAAAAAAGATCGTGAGAAAAATCTTCATTTATTATATAATTACCACTATTTACGCTTTCAGTATTTTGATTTGTTCCTATGAATATACCAGAGATGAAAGGGATATTTGATTTAACATTACCAGTATTAAGTCCATTTTTTTCTTGTAGATTTTTAATATTTGGGGTTCTTGTACCATCCAGCCAGCGATTAATGGTTCTTCGATTTACCCCATATGAATTAGCAATATCTTTAATTTTACTACCGTTTGCTATTAGGTTTCTAATGTCTGACACGATACTATTTTGAGCAATATTTTGTTCCATTCATCTAATTTAGCATAGAAATGAAATAAATCAAATTTATATGATTGAAAAGTATCAATTAATGTTAAATAATAAAGTAATCAAATTTAACATAAATATTTAATATAATGTCAAAAGAAACCCTAATACAGATGCAGCAACTTTCAGAATATCTGACAAATTTAGAGTCAGAGTTATCTCAATTCTGGCAATTAAATGATGCGATGCTATGTATTTTTGAAGCAGATAAATTGATCAAAGTAAATCCATCATGGACAAGAATATTAGGATATAATAAAATGGAATTATTAGAGGAACATACTTTATATAGTCTTGTAGAAGAAAGTTCAATAAAATTAACACAGAAAAATATTAAAAAACTTATAGCGAAGGGAAATCCTGTATCATTTAAAATTCTATATAAGTGTAAAGATGGGACTAATGTAGAATTGAGTTGGATATATTCCTATGACATGGCGAATGATAGAATATATGGAATAGCACAAGAAATAACAACCTAAACAAACATTATGGAAGAACTAAATAACCAACAACCGCAACAACAAGTAGGAAATGGATGGACAACATATCAAAAGTTAGTTCTTTCTGAAATATCGAGACATGACGATGAGATATCAATATTAAAAGAAGGAGAAGTAACATTTAAAATATTTTCTTCACAAATAAATCAGAAGTTTGACTCTCTTATGGAGAAAATTGCAGAAATTCGTGAAAATCAAGTAGCGATAAAAAAATATGTTGATGGGCAGGATGAAAAGTTTAAAGAACAAAAACTTGAATTAGAACATATAAAATGGAAAGTTGCAACAGTGTTAGTTATTTTTACTTTTCTTATAAATGCTGGATTCCAAGCATTCTTTAAATTTTGGAAAGCTTAATTTAGTGAAGTTAGATAAATAATAATATATGGCACTTTTAACTCCTCAACTTTCAACCAATGGAAATACATATTCAGCAGGTATGGCAGAAACTTATTCATGGGTAATGATAAACAACGATCAAAATAGATCATTATTTGCAAAAGCGGTTTATGTTGTAAATGGTGCAGGAACTCAAGGTGGAACATATTTAAATACTACTGTAACTTTAACTGGAAGTTTTGGTTCTATATATGCTTTGACATCTACTGTTGTTGCTGGTATTTCAGGTAGTGCGCCGATAATAAACATTGCGGGGGGAACACTACCAGCAGGAGTTACTATTACTGGATCATTTTCTGCTATTAAATTGACTTCAGGATCGATTATTGCCTACAATTAATATATTGACATTTTTGAATATTATTATAATATATTCAATATGAAAAATTTATTAATTGTTACTGCTACGAAATCTAAAACTTTTGAAGAATTCCAAACTCGTCCATTATTTAAAAGTCTAAATCGACTACATGATCATTATAAAAATGTTCCAAATTGTAGCATGGATTATATTATTGCACCGAATAATTCTGATGGATTATCAAAAGTTTATAACCAATTCATAACGGAAGAAAATAAAAATAAGATTATTTTATTTGTTCATGACGATTTGGAAATTGAAGAAATTGCATTGATTGAAAAATTAAATGAAGCAATGGAAAAATTTGATATTGTAGGATTAGCAGGAAGTAATGAATTTAAAATTGGTGATAGAGCATGGCATTTAAATCAAGATGGACAATGGAGAGATAAAGATAAATTGTCTGGTAATGTTGGGCATATGATTGATGGTAAGTTTATTAATAGTGTATATGGTGAAGTCCCAAAACGTTGTATTGTGATGGATGGACTATTTCTTGGTATAAATGTAGAAAAAGTTTTAGAAAAGGATTGGAAATTTGATGAATCTTTTAATTTTAATTTTTATGATTTGTCTAGTTGTTTATCAGCAAATACTAAAGGATTGAAGTTAGGAACATGGAATATTCCGGTTATTCACAGATCGGGAGGTGGTGGGGAGAATGGATATGGTTCAGAATCATGGACTAAAGATGCAGAAAAATTTATTGATATTTGCAAATCGATATATACTTAATATGAAAGATATTAAAAAATTAGAATTATTATATGCGGAATGTCAATCAAATATTACGGATTTTCTTTTATTAGATAACGTGGATAATTTTAATATTGATTATTTTTGGGATATTTATATATTAAACGAACAAAATAATTATCCTCTATATGAATCTTTTGAATTGATAAGAAGTAACAAAACTGAAGATATATATCAAATAGAAACTACCAATAAATTAATATTCACTTTAAACATTAATTATTTAGAAAAAACTGTATTAGATAATAAATTAATAGGATTATTTTTCATACGACCAAAGGATAAAATTATTATACAAAAAATACAAAATATAGCGAAAAATACAAAACATCCTATTCTAAATATAAACTTTAAAGATGATAATAACAATTTTAATTTAACTGGAAATGTTG